GGGTTTGCACCAGTTAGATAGTTAGCTTCAGCAGCACCAGAAGCAGCAGCTTTTGCTAAATCAGAAGCATTGCCTGAAAGTGCAGTACCGAAAAGACCGTGTAACTGATAGAAAAGTCTTTGGCTGTTTAACTTGTTGATTGCATCTGCAAGCTGGTTGCGGATGTGAAGCATTGGATCTTCACCAGCAGCCAAAACTGCAACATCATCAACCGCATAAGCAAAGCCTCTGTGGCAGATAGATGCAATCTGGGTTCCTGTACCGATCTTCTGTGGTGTTAAATAACCAGCAGTAGATGTACCCCAGTTAGCAGCACCAGTCATTACCTCTTCGGTTGGTGCGACTGGATTGAACTCAGGAACTTGTATTCTTGTGCCGCCTTCTTTTGCATCTAAGAAAGAACTGCGTTGAACAGCTCCACTCTTAATGAAAAGACTGCGCTCTTTAATTGCCTCACTTACATAGCGAGACAGGTTATTTCTTTTTACGATGTCCGCAAGAAGGACACCGCCAGAATAATTCTGAAACGGGGCTGCCATTTCAATTAAGGGGCATTATTTAACGAGGTCCAAGTCACAGACTCGGTAGCTAATTCACAGAATTAACTGGATTGAGCCTCTCTTTTCAGCACCGCTGCAAGTTCAGGCTCGGTAGATTCTAGGGCCATTTGCCTAGTTATATTAATACTACCTTCTTTCCAAGGATTATTCATACCTGGTGAGACATTTGAGTTAGGAGTTGGCTTTGCTCCCATTCCAGCAGCACTACTTGCCTTGAAATGATGCTCCCAACCAGAACCAGGATTCTTGAGATTAGTTAAATATGTAGATAGGTCTTGTTCAACCCCTCCATTTAAAACAACGACACTACCTTCATTGTTTTTCTTTAACTTATCTTGCAATAATGAGAGTGTTTGTTCTGCATTAATTGCACCTAAATCACTAATAGCAGCTAATGCTGCATTTTTAGTCGCAGCAGTCTCATTGGAGACTTTTAAGTTCTCTAACTCCTGATTTAGAGTTAGTATTTGTTGCTCTTTTTCTTGAGCGGTCTTGTTGGCTTCTTCCCACAAGTCTTTCCACTGCCCTTGGTCTTCGAGCTTTTTCTTCCTTTCGGCATCGGCTTTTTTGTAGACATCATCTAGTTTAGATTTAATGCCTTGAAATTTCTCGTTACCTTCAGCTATTTGAGCTTTTAAGCTAGAAATTTGTTGTTCATACTCTGATTTTACAGAGTCTAAATTGGGGGCTTGAGGAACAGGAGTCTCAGCCACGGGCTGTTCAGCAGGAGTCACGGACTCAGACTGAATGACTTTTTCTTCAACCATAATTAAGCGTCAGCTTTTGTTTTAGGATCAGTTTTAGGAGTCTTAGGAGCAGCAGGTTTAGCTGCAACTTTTGGTGTAGCAGCTTTCTTAGGGGCAAAAGAAGCCTCTAATTCTTCTGCTGTTACACCTGAGTCCAAGTTACCAGGAGGCATAGTAAAAAGAATATCTTTCTAATATTGTAGTGTATTAATCCTTTTCAGTCTCTGAAGCATTGGGTAATACCTCTCCCTGCACTAAAATCTGCCTAAATTCATCTCTATCAATAACATTTTGATCAAATAGTGAAGTTAAAGCAGTTACATCTTGTCCAATTAACCTCTCAATATCAAAATCACGACTGACTTTAATTTCTGGTGGTTCTAAACCTACATATTCAGCCGATAAGTTAAATGCCTTCTGTAATTTTTGCTCTAATTCGAGCGAAACCATCGATAACATGGAGTTAGTATCCACTCGATCCAGTCTTCTCGCATCTGCCGATTCTGCAACGAATTTCTGTTGCGAAAGCGTGCTAATGCCCAAAGTTGCCATTTGTGATTGTAACTCTTGGATTTCAGCCGCTTGCGCTTCAAATGCACTGGACGCTGGCTCAACGTAATAGACTTTGTTGCCAGGTTGCGTCGCCATTGCGTAGTTGACGCTGATTGCCATGTCTTTGGTCTGATCATCCCAACCTTCTAAAACAAGCATTGGTTGTGATGCTACGTGCAAACTATGTATTAAGTCAGCTTGTCTTTGGAAATGTGTCAGATTTAAGTAAGCAATATCTAACAAAGGTGGCTTACTTGTTAATGTATCTGTCTTGCCTGAGTAAACAGTGATAAGTGGAATTTCACCTAAAGAATATTCACCAGACTCCACTAATTCATAATCATTTTCATTAGCTGGTGAGCTAAAATCACCTGCATAACTATTATCTTGTGTGGTATATAATGCCTTTTCAGCCTCTTTCTTACGATAAATTCTATACTTTCCAGGTTCAATTACTCTTACCTGATCATAAACTCTTTCACCGAAGTCACCTACTGGTACGACTGCTTTTTCCGCTATTCTTGCTTGTACTAATTTGCCGTAATTAACCTCTCTATCTAACCTCCAGCCATAAATATTAGTAGGATCTACCTCAATCCAATAAGGTCGTCTATTTAACTGCCTTTCTTCAGCTAAACTAACTGCACCAGTTGGAGCGGGATAATCTACTAACGTATGACTATGACCATAAGTAAGAGAACAAAGTATTAATCTACGAGCATATTCATCTAAATCTGAACCACAACCATCAACATCTTTTACAAACTGTTCTGTCCAATAAGGATCACCAGTAATACTAATTGGTTTTCTTAAAATTAAACCAGTAGCAGCTCTAATTAAACGTTGAGTATAAGGGGAAAAAACAGATCTATTTACCCTAGACAGATAGGCTTCATAATCCTCTCGTGGCTCTAAAGGAAGAAAAGCCTGTGAGTTTTCACGTAAATATTCTGTTCCGAGACTAACTGCCTTCATTATTTCCCAGCCCTTCACCATGTCCAACACGGCACGAGTGCGCGTAAAGGGACTATCATCTCCACCTACAGAGGTAGAGCTGACAATACTTGTGCGAATTGGGCCAGGGACGGCATACGTCACGGAATTACCCCCTTATTATGTTGTCTCCTTAGATAGCGTCTGCTGTTAATGCACCGTTCATTTGGAAACTAATGTTTACTACCTGCAAATCACCAACTGATGTTGAAAATTCTGCACCTGTAACTAATCCATTAAAAGCAAGTTTTTTGGATCCAGAAGTAGATAGATACAACTCAAATTGTGCATCAGCAGGATCTTGTGCCACTAGGACATCTTTCAAGAACTCTTGTGTTTCATCACCAGAGGATGCTGTATAAAGTAATTCAACTGAACCACTGCCATCAATGAAGCTACCAACATAGCCTCGTGTTGTGGCTCCATGAGCAGTTGTTTCTAGAACATCTTTGGTGAAAGAAAAATTCCAACTACGAGTAGAAGCAACAGCAGCTACTGTGCCAGCACCGTTTTTAAATTTGACGGAGCCTTCTTCGCCACGATAAAAGGCCATAATAAATCACAAGAAGAAAGTTATGTAAATAGTTTAACTTGTACTGTCTACTTTTACAGTACTTTTTGTAGTTCCTTTTTTATTTTTCTCAAAATACTGTTGACATCTAGGATCCCAAAGCCCAGGATTCCTTGATCCTTTGACTGCTTCAATAGCATCAAGTTGTTCTTTAGAAAGCTCCATAATTACTTTTTCTTAGATTTAGTTTTAGAAGAAGCTTTTTTAGACTTCTTTCCCTTCTTAACAGTAGCAAGATAGCCTTCACAACGCTTGCTAGCAGCAGATTTAGCCATAGAATAAAATTTCCTTGTAATTAGTATATCCTGTACGTAGTCTGCCCTAAAGTCTCTGGTTTGGCTAAATTGAATTGTTGTAAACATAGATAACCGAAAGCGTCAAACGCATGGTCAACACCTAAATTCTTATTTGGTAATCCTGTATTTGGTGCATACGTAAGAGTCCTTAAAGATTTGATTAACTCTTTGCAACGTGGATGAATTATTGTCCTCCTCACCCCAGATGCATCTAATAAAGCCATGTTAACGGCAGTAATTTTATCCCTGATCTTCCAAGGAGCTTTCGGGGCAGAAACATTAAATCCACTTCGTCTTAAAATCGCATGATCAGTCGCACCAACACCAGCAGTTTTCCTTGCACCACCTGTAGGGTCAGGACATGCAATAATTCGTCGATCTATGCCATATCTACGCTGTACTTCCTCGGCAAACTCCCATGTTGTTGCTCCTCCAGTCATAATTATCTCGTCAAATACATATAGTGTGTCGTCTTTCTTAACTGCACAGATCCCAGACATCGGGTCAACGTTAAAGTCAACTCCCAATAACAGCGGCATCACCTTAATATCCTTCGCTTCGGCAGAAATATTCATATCCCCAAAAGAAATCGCCACTAAACCACTTAAATTTTCGAAACTAGCCTCAAATTCTTGCTTAAATGTCCTCTCATCTAATTGCGCCCTAGCGGCTTCAACCTCTTCTTTCGGGACATTACCCCCCTCAATCGTTGTATAACACCATCTCTGCCACTCTTCAGTAGGATCACTCTCTACATAACACCATAAATCGTAAAACCAGCTCGCTGTCCCATCAGGCGTACTAATAAATAACGCCCAACCCTGTTTGTCAGCTAAAGCAGGTCTAATTACCTCAAACCATACCTCAGAACTCATAAATGCAGCCTCATCTAACACTACACCTGCTAAACTCCTTCCCCTCAATGCCATCGCATTTTCAGTCCCTTTTAACTCAATACTTGACCCATTTATTAAATCCAACCTCAAATCAGACTCATTCTTATTCTGTATCCATACTGGTGGTACTAATCTCTTTAACGCCTTCCATGCTATGTCCTTTGCCATCCTATATGTAGGCGCACAATAAAAATATGTCTCCCCTGGCCTCTCAATTGCTCCCCGTAAAAGCTCAATACAAGAAAGATATGACTTACCAAACCTCCTCCCTGCTACTAATAACCTAAATCTCTTCTCACTATTAAATACTTGGCCTTGTGCCCATCGTAAACTAACTTCTGGTGCTGTTTTTACGCTCATACCGTTAACATTAACCCCTTTTTATACCTATTACCCCCTATTTTCTTTTCCAAATGTTACTTATAGCGTTATTATCTAATCAAAGTCACGATATTTTCTTCTTAAAGTGAAAAGAGGCGGCCCTAGAAACCCTGATGATGTAGTCGAAAAGCGCAGACAACGCTTATATCGACGACAAGCTGAAGGCTTACCTGCAAGAGTCCTTGTACTTGACCATGCTGCTACTGAAGGCATCGGTGTTAGTACCGCCTGGAAAGATTGGGATCAGGTTAAAACTTGGAATGATGAAGATTGGGATAAAGATAGAGAAAATATGATCGCTCGTATCCAAGCTATAAGACTTAGAGCTATTAATAAAGCTATGAAAAAAGGTCAGCTCCAAACTGTTCAAACCCTACTAGCAGATCTCGGTAAAGTTGTAGGCGAATCTATCGAAACTATCAATATCCAAGCTCCTGAACTCTCCATTAAAGTAGAAGATAAAAAATCTTAGTTTCGCATATATATTTAGGTTCCCAGGGAACTGCTGCGAGTAGGTACAAACTCCTACCCCGCCCCCTGCACTGAGAGTACAAGAGCCAAAAAATCTTCGGTTAAATCTGTTGCATAATTTTTTTATTGATAGCTTAATAATAACATGATCTAAGCTAATAAGCAAGAGAATAATTATTAATTAATATTACTCTATTAGTTTACGGATGCAGTAATACCTGCGATAATTAGATTAGCAAGAGTAAAAAGCCTTTCTTAGCTGCCTCACTCTTTCGAGATTTAAGACAGCCAGAGAATAAAATTACTTTTGCCTTTTCTGTAGCTGCTCTTGCTAGCTATACGAAAACTCC